AAATCATATACAGATAAAGTTTACAATAAAGCTATTGATGATATGATAAAAGATATTGATAGATAATGGGATATAAACTAGGTAAAGCAAGGCCAAACTATATGACTAATGGCGTTTTAAAAACTAAACTTAAGTTTGGTTCTGAAGCTGGAGACTCTGATGTTTCAGTTCCTGGAACTCCTATTATGAGAAAACCGTTAGGCGAAGGCATAATGGGCGAGGCTAATATGGACGGTAGTATATATATTAATAGTAATATAACTCCTGGTAGTGAAGAAGAAAGACAAGTAATAAATCACGAAATGAGACATGCTACAGATATGCGCGTAGGTAAACTAGCTTATGGTGATGACTTTGTAAAGTTTAACGGCATTACATACCCTAGACAAACTATTAATGGTAAAGATATGATAATTGTAGATGGTGTTGCAAAAGAAGCTGGTAGTGATGATTTTCCTTGGGAGCATGATGCTAATAATGGTAACGGAATAAAACAAAACGCATGAGTTTAATAGGCAATATAGATGGTATACCTGTTTTTACAACAAGGCAAGAAGCAGAGTTGTGGGGTAGACAATATAATATAAACGGTTTTCACACTCACGTCTTGTTAGGACAACTAGGTTATATGGCAGGCTTTAGCCATGCTGATATACAAGCTGCAAATTTAAATGTAGTAGCAAATCCTTTACAACCTATACAAGTTAGACAAGCAACAGCAAATGCTACAAGCATACAAACAAGATATACATCAACACCTTCTGTGCCTAGCAGTAGTAGTAGTGGTGGATCAAGTAGTGGAGGTGGATATTAAAAAAATAAATTATGAGTATATTAAGTAAAGTGTTTTCAGCAGGAGCTGGAGAGTTAGTAAAAAACGTAGGTGGAGTATTAGACAATCTAACTACAACTAAAGAAGAAAAATTAGCTGCACAAGCTAAAATAAAAGATATGATAATGGGTTACGAGGCTGAAATGCAAAAGCAAGTGACTGAAAGATGGAAGTTAGATATGAACTCTGACTCGTGGTTAAGTAAAAACATAAGACCGCTAGTGTTAATATTTTTAGTAATATGTACAATGTTACTTATATTTATAGACGCTGGCTTTATAAAATTCGATGTAAAAGATTCATACGTAGATCTTTTGCAATTAGTATTAATAACTGTGATCGGTGCTTACTTCGGTGGTAGATCACTAGAAAAAGTAAAAAAATAATGGGAATAAATTCAACAGAAGTCTCTTATGGCTTCGGACAATTAGGTAGTGCTTATACTACGTCTGGTAGCGATGCTATAAAACCACCTACTGGAAAAGTTTTTGTAGCTATTCAAATGCTTACAGATACTGTTTTTGATTCAAGCGGAGGTTTAGTTGCTGAGCAAAGAGTTAACAATACTATTACAAGTTCAGTTACAAATAATGTTTACATAGGAACAGAAGCTGCTGCTAATGATTTAGCTGCAGGATCAGAAACTGTAGACGAAGGATCTGGTGGTAAAGTTGTAGATTCAGTTACTTTTCCAAAAGGAGTTGTAATATATGGACGCTGGAGTGAAATTGATGTTAGTGATGGTAGTATAGTAGCTTATATAGGAGATTAATGTTAGGTCTTAGTTCAGGATTAATATATGATAATTCATCCGGCACAGCATTTCCAGATTTGTTGCAAGCTACGATGTCTACTACTAACGCTGCAAACTTAGTTCTATGGCTTAAAAATAATACTGAGGTAATAGCTAGTCAATGGAAAGATTCATCTGGTGCTAACAATCACGTAATACAAACTAATAGTGGTAATCAAGCGGCAGTGTCTGGTGGTGGTTTAGATTTTGAAGCAAGTGAAAATGATCACTATGATTTAACTAACATAATAACTGTAAATGAAAACCAAGGTTTTTGTATGGCTGTAGTTGTAGAGCTTGAAAATTTATCTGGTGTAGTACTTAGTAAAGATGCAAATGACCAATTTAGATTTGTTAATGGAACAACATTTAGATTTAAATCAGATACTACTGATACAACAACAAGTTTTGTTTTTGATAGCGGTACATTTGCTACAGGTACTAAAACTTTAATATTGTTAAACAGAAGTGCTGGAGCTTTAAATCAATTTACATTTATGAAAAACGGTGTAGCACTTACCCCAAGCACAGACGACTCAACAAACGAAGCTAAAGGTGAAAATCCATATGGATTTGATTTAAACGTATTAGGAGCAAATGCTGGTACATCACAATTTTTTGATGGTAAAATATTAGAACTAGCATTTTGGCAAAGATCATTAACAACACAAGAAATAGTAGACGTGAACTACTACTTAAAAGATATTCACGGATTATAAATTAACTTAAATTAAATAAAATGGCAAAAAAAGAAAAGGTGGTAGACCTCAAACCTACAAACATTACAAAAGAAGAGCTTGATAAATTACAATCAACAGTTAGTAATATTAACAAGTATCAAATGGAAATTGGTAGACACGAAACAGCAAAGCACGGCTTATGTCATCAAGTAGCTGGTTTTCAAGATGAGTTAAAACTTTTACAAAGTGAACTTGAAAAAAGTTATGGAACTATAAATGTCAACATTGAGACTGGTGAAATAATAAGAGAAGATGAGCAAGCTAATAAGGAAGATTAGTATTGGTAAAGATTATAAAAACGACGCTATGCACTATGCTGTAGGCCAAGAAGTATATGGTGGTCATATTATTTGTGATATTGTAGAAGAAGAAAATAAATTTTCTATATATATTAGAAAAAATAAAGATGTATTGCCTTGGAAAGACTTTAACAAAAACATGGCAGTGTCTATTGAATATAATTTAGAATACTAATGAAAAGCGTTTACAACTTTGTTGTAACGCCTATAGGACAAAGATATGATAACGTAAAGAAGGTTGAAGATAAAGAGTTAATAATTAACACTGAAATCTTCAACCATCAATACGTTAATAGAAAAGCAAAAGTAATATCAACACCTATAATTGGCGATACAAATATAAAAAAAGGTGATGAAGTAATATTACATCACAATGTGTTTAGACGTTGGTATAATGTAAAAGGTATAGAAAAAAATAGTAAAAACTATTTTAATGAAAATACTTATATTGTATATCCTGATCAAATATTTTTATACAAACAAAATAAAAACTGGTTGACTCCAAAAGGCTTTTGCTGGGTTAAGCCAATAAAAAATCAAGACAATTATAACAATAGCGAAGTACAAGAGAATACTGGAATTATAAAATATACCGACGGCACGTTTAAAATAAACGATCTTGTAGGTTTTACACCGCAATCAAGGAAACGAAGAAGCTTATAATCCAAGCTGGGCACAGGGCAGTTGAAGAATTAATCAATGTTGCTAAAGAAAAAATTATCACAAACACAGAAGATGATGTTAGTGCTGATAGATTAAAAAACGCTGCAGCAACAAAAAAGCTAGCTATATTTGATGCATTTGAAATATTAAACAGAATACAAGAAGAAGAAAGTATACTTGAAGGCAGAGAAGTAGAAAAAAAAGACAAAGTGTTTAAAGGTTTTGCCGAAGGTAGATCAAGATGAGTTACGAACAAACATTAATTAAAACAATTGAACCTGTTAAGCGTACGACTATAACTCGTATGAATAAAGGCAAAAAATGGAAATATGGATATAGTAAAGAATATGATATTATCGTTATATCAAAAAGCGGTACAGTTGGTGAAATTATTGAAGTGCAAGGTTTACGTATTGCTTTACCAAAAGTGCCAACCAAAGTGCATGTGCACAACAAGCATAAGTGGCAAAGAATAGATTACCCAAAAGAACTAGCAAGACTTAAAAATATATTTGACTGGAGATCTTATCCTGAAGAACATAAAGATCAATGGTTTGATTACATAGACGAGGAGTTTAAAAGAAGAGATGAAGGGTTTTGGTTTAACAATAATGGTAAGCCAACTTATATAACTGGTAGCCATTATATGTATCTACAATGGAGCAAAATAGATGTAGGCGCTCCTGACTTTAGAGAAGCTAACAGGATATTTTATATATTCTGGGAAGCTTGTAAAGCCGACAAAAGATGTTACGGGATGTGCTACCTTAAAAATCGTAGGTC